ATGATGTCGTAATCTTTTGGTTTTAGTTTTGGTGGATACTTATAGATTTGATCCATGCATGCTCTTATAAATAATCTTTGTTCTTGTAACTGCTCTGATTTTAATTCTACTCTTTCTCCATCTACATTTAATCTGTAGATGGGTGGATCTAATTTTACTATTTGTAGATCTGATAACTGTGGAAATAAAACTTGTGTGCCTATACCAAACTTTCTTGTTCTACATAAATTTTTATCACAGTGATTACACATAGGCTCTTCTGTGCATTTAAATCCATAATCTTTGTTATCTTTCTTTTTTCTTTCTATGACATCATCTGTAAGTGGTGTTGCAAAATATTTATGATTGAAAGAACTTAATTTGCTTCTCCATTCTTCTGGCCATTTCTTTTTTGCATACACTGTGTATTGAAATAATACTCTGTCTCTACCATCTTCTAGTTTTTCTCTTGTCAAAGATTCCAGACAAGGTGGTCCATCACTAAATTCAGATTGTGGTCTTTCTATCTTCAACGACTGTAATTGTTCTGGAGTGATTCGTTTTACACTAGATAAAAAAGCATCTATTGTAATAGCATTTCCAGAATTGTCATAAGCATATCTTGTTGAATTTTTACAATTAAAGTATGGTAAATTAAGAAAGTTTCCTGTATCATCTTGCGATTTTAATTCAATCTGTTTTGGAAACACTTCTGCATTACCAAATCCTAATATAGCACTAATAGAGGTTAACTTATCTCGCATAAGTTTTGCTGGCACAAAATTGTTGGTAAATAAAAATATATGTGCACCACCACTTTTAGATCTGCAAACTGTTAGTGGTAATGTGTAAGCGTTAATTTTTTTAATAATTTCTTTATGAT